GAGAACGATGACCCTAAGCCCTGTAATATATATGTTGGTGTTGATCCAGCAACAGATTCGGCTAGGAGGAATTCGGATTTCAGTGTTATTATCGTTGTTGCAGTAGACCCAAATAATAATATATATGTTATAGATTATATTCACGATAGAACGCTTCCTGTATTAGGTATGCCAGGAACAGATAAAAAAGGTATAGTAGACTATATATTTGATTATGCAAAATTTTATAAACCTTTATTGTTTACAATTGAAGATACAACTATGAGTAAGCCTATATTTCAAACATTAAGAGCAGAAATGAAAAGAAGGAATGAATTCATAGTTCCATTTAAGGAAGAGAAGCCTGGAACAAGAATGTCTAAAAGAGATAGAATACAAGAAATATTAGCTCAAAGATTTGCTGTTGGTCAGATACATATTAAAAAACAACATTATGATTTACATAGAGAAATTACGACATTTGGTCCACGTATGGCTCATGATGATACTATTGACGCATTGGCTTATGCCTGTAAATATGCACATCCTCCTACTGGAGTCAATGAATCTAAAGGTAGTTGGTATAAGCATAAACCTCAAGCAAAAAGTTGGGTGGTGGCTTAATATGAATCGTGAAAGAATGATGAGTGATTTAAGTACTTGGTGGCAGATGTCAGAGGATTCGATAAGGTCTATAATGGATAAAGTTTCATTTCATGAGACAGCTGGTACTAGAGATCCTAAACAATTACAAGGTAATGATATTACAAAGCCAGGAAAAGGATTATATCAATTTGAAACAGGCGTTGATGGAGGTGGTGCTACAGCTGGAAATAGGCTCGTTGAGTATATAAAATTTATTGATGGGGATAATGCGGAAATTCCTGTTTGGCTTGCAAAACATATCGATAAAGATGCAGGTAGAATATTAGATTTAGATGCTACCATATTAAATAGAGAACAGCAGGATATGTTATTTTTGGCTGATAAAAGAATGCGTAAAGGTCCTAAATTAGGTAGTTTAAAAACAAATGAAGACATAGCAACATACTGGGCTGATCATCATTGGGCAGGAGTAGACCATGATGGAGATGGTATGATAAGTGATACTGAAAGACAAGATCCGTTGTATATACAAAAAAAAGACACATTTTTAGGTGATATGAATGTGTATACGGAACGAAGACCAGATGCAGTATCGGGAGATATTATAGATAGTTTAATAGAATTAGATGAAGTAGATATTATGAGTGAGGCTATAAATAGGAGTCAATAGTGGCTAAGAATAAAAAAGTTGATGAAATAAGACAATTATACACTCTTGCAAATAGTTGGACAAGAAAGCAATGGGAAAGTATTAACCAAAAAGGTTATGAATTTGCTCACGATGAACAATTATCTTTAGATGAAAAAACGGCATTAGAAGAGCAGGGGATGCCTACTTTTACAATTAACAGAATATTACCAGTTGTAGAAATGCTTAATTTTTATGCAACAGCAAATAATCCAAGATGGCAGGCTATAGGAGTTGAAGGTAGTGATACTGATGTAGCTTCAGTAGTATCTGATTTATCAGATTATATATGGAATCAATCAAATGGTACTACTTTATATAATAATGCTATTAATGATTGTATAACAAAAAGTGTTGGATATTTGTTAGTATCTGTAGATAAGGATGCAGATAATGGAATGGGAGAGGTAGCTATACAACAGCCTGAACCATTTGATATTTATGTAGATCCTAAGTCTAGAGATATGCTTTTTAAAGATGCAGCCTTTATAATGATACGAAAAGTTTTACCTAAAAATCATTTAATTAAATTGTTCCCAGATAAGAAGAGAATAATTATGAAATCTAGTAGTTCGGAACAAAGACAGATATCATATACAACTAGACCTACAGGATATGAGGATCAAAAATTATTTTCATATAATGACGATACCGAGCAAGGTGGAATTGGTATTACAGCAGATGGTGAAATGGATCAATTATGTGAGTTTTTTGAGGTCTATGAAAAAGTAAAGGTAGCATTTGTAAATGTATTTTATAGAATCCCTCCTGATAAAAAACAACTACAAGCAATTAAGCAGCAATGTGATGTGATGTTAAAAGAACAGCAGGCTGAAATGGGTGTTCAATTGCTTGAGCAACAAAAACAAATGGAAGAAGCTGTACAAAGAGGGGAGATGCTTTCAGAAAGATTTGAACTTGAAATGCAAAAGGCACAGGAAATGATGCAAAATCAGCTTCAATCTTATTATCAAGAGTGTATGAGTAGATTACAAACAGAGGCCTCTAAAATTGAAAATCAAGTCATGTCTGAAAAAGAATTTAAAATAGTAGCTAAAAATCCTACTTTTTCAAAGCATATTATAGATACAGTTCGATTCCATAGTACACGTATAAAGCAGACTTGTTTATCAGGTGATAAAATGCTGTATGAATATGTGTTACCTGAAACAGTCACTGAATATCCAGTTATACCATTTCATTTTAAGTGGACAGGGACTCCATTTCCTATTAGCGCAGTAGCTCCTTTAGTTGGTAAGCAGCAAGAGATTAATAAAGCTCATCAGATTATGGTTCATAATGCTTCATTAGGTTCAAGTTTAAGATGGATGTACGAAGAGGGTTCTATAGATTCTGAAACATGGGAAAAATATGCAGCAAGTCCAGGGGCATTACTTCCAATTAGACCTGGTGTTGAAAGACCTACACCTGTAATGCCAGCTCCATTATCAAGTGCTTTCTTCCAAATAATACAACAAGGTAAGTCAGATATGGAATATTTGGCTGGAATATATAGCTCTATGATGGGTGATGCAGGTGGTGCTAGTGAAACATATAGAGGGATGTTGGCTTTAGATGAATATGGAACACGAAGAATTAAGCAATGGATGAATACATCGATAGAGCCAGCTTTAAGAGCTTTAGGACAAGTTGTTGTTCAATATTCACAAGCAACATATACAGCTAATAAAAAGTTTAGAATTTTACAGCCTAGTGCTATACAGGAAGGCAAGACACAAGAAATGAATATTCCAATATATAATGATATGGGAGAAGCTATAGGAAAGTCTATGGATATATCAGCATATAAATTTGATATAAGAATTATTTCTGGTTCTACTCTTCCAGTTAATAGATGGGCTTATTTAGAAGAATTAAAACAATTAATGCAATTAGGAATAGTTGATGATATTGCAGTTCTTGCTGAGACAGATCTTAAGAATAAAGATAAGATTGTTCAAAGGAAGTCTTTTTATTCTCAATTACAAGGTCAAATACAACAGTTGTCCGAAGCTATTAAAGATAAAGATGGCACAATAGAGACTCTTGAAAGACAACTTGTTCAGGCAGGCATTAAGAATAAAGTTATGCAGGCTGATGTTGAGATAAACAAAAAGAAGGAAGAAGTTAAATCTAAAATGAATGAAGAATTCACTCAAACCGAAGGAGAACAATATTTACTTCGTAATGTAATGGCTAATAATGCCAAGACAAATCAAGCAAGAGCAGGCGATATATTACAGAATTTCAAAAATGATTTGGATAATACGTCCAAAAATGAATAAACTATAAACTAGAATAAAGGAGAAATTTATGAAGGATAGTCAAGGTAACCCTGAAATAGGAATGAGTGCCGATTCTTTGGACGCTGCAGAGGCAGCTGGTCAAGTATCGCAGCAACCATCCGAAAGCCCAGGCTCTGAGGCGTTCTTTGAAAATCTCGAACACCAAGTGAATGGTGGAATTGTAGACACTGAGGTAACCCAAAATCGAGAAAGTGGCCCCAAACAGGTAACCCACACTAATACAGATACTGGCTCCAACAATGTGGCAGAACAGTCTATTAACGGCACAGACTGGGAAAAACGATATACTGATAGTAGTAGAGAGGCCGTTAAGTGGAGAGATAAGTACAAAGAAGTTGAAAAATTTGTACCTGTTCTTGACGCTATGAAAAAAGATAGTGGACTTGTAGAACATGTTCGTGGCTATTTGGTAAATGGAGGTCAACCAGCTAAGTCTATTCAAGAGAAGTTAGGGCTTGATGAAGATTTTATGTTTGACCAACATGAAGCAATGACAGATCCAGAGTCAGATAGTGCTAAACTTATGAATGCTCATGTCGATTCATTAGTTCAACAACGAGTTGGACAAATGGTTCAAGGTGAACAGCAGCGTGCAGTGCAATTGCAACGTGCTAATGCTATGAAGACAGAAGAAACGGCATTTAAGGAAAAGCATAATATGACAGACGAGCAATTTGAAGCTTTTAAATCAGATGCTAAACAGCATACTATGACATTAGATGATGTTAATTATCTTTTAAATAGAGATAAAGCTGCTTCAAATGTTGCTCAAAATACAAAACAGGATATGTTAAATCAAATGAAAAACGTTAGGAATATGCCTACATCTGCTAGTGGAGCGAATAATCAAGGTCAACCAGCATCTCAAGATAGAGAGGTGTTTGAAAATATCCTTGGATTCGATAATAGTGTAGATAACTTGTTTGGATAGGCTTATACTAAAAGTTTAGTCTACTCCAAACTTAAATTAAGGAGATAGACAAATGTCTGATATTCTAAACGTAACGGGTAGTAATTATACTAGCGGTTCGATTGAGAGAGGACAGAGTTCTGTACAATTAAATACTGGTGCGCTGAGACGTAAGTATGCGTTTGGTGACTATGTATCTGAATTGGCGTTAGCTCAAGATCCTTTCTTTCGATTCCTTAGTATGTGCGCTAAAAAACCCACCGATGATCCATCTTTCAAATTTACAGAAAGACGTTCATCTTATACCAAAAGATATGCATACATAGCTGACTATGACACAGCAGCTGGCGCAACACCTGCAACACAGGCTGGAGCATCTGCTACTTTAAATATGTCAGAAGGTACTTCATGGACTTTTGGTATGTTTACTGATTATAGTAGTAATGGCAATTTGCAAAACATCTATGGTCAAACAGCAGTATATCAGGAAGGAGTTGAAGGCACACAGCCTCAATTCTTTATTCCTGGTCAAATAATCAAAGTGCCAATAGGCGCTGCTGCAACTGTTAATAATCTTGCTTCTGAAGTAACAGGATATACATTATGGAAAATTAATTCTGTAGATCTTGATACTCAGGGCGTAAGTTCAACATCAAGTGCAACAGTTAATAAGGCAATTATAAATGCAACTTGTGTTAAGGGTAATAGTAGTTGTAACCTTATGCAGGCAACAACAACTGGAGCATCTATAGGTGATGGACAAGCTGGACTAGGTTATCTAGCTACACCAACATCTAAAAGTCAGGCTGTAGAAGACTTAGAACCATTTAAGTGTTATGTAGTTGGTACTGCATTTGCAGCTGGTTCTGGTTATCCTGAAACTTGGCAAGATCAACCTTTCACAACAGGTCACGGTCAAACTCAAATCTGGAAAACATCATGTGTGATGAATAATACTGATAGAGCAACAGTTCTTAAGTATGAAGGTAATGAGTGGGCTAGAATCTGGAAAGAAAAGTTAATCGAGCATAAGTGGGATGTAGAAAATGCATTACTATTTGGAAATCAAAGTTCAACATATAACACCACTGAAGGTGCTGTAAACTTTATTTCAACTTATGGTAATACATTTAGCTTAACTTTAGCTAATAAAACACAAGACCAATTCTTGGATGACTTATCAGCAATGTTAGATCCTAGATATAATAATGCAGGTTCAACTGTATTCTTCTGTTCTACAGCAGTTTACAATTGGCTACATAAGCTATCTGGATACTTTGCTAATAATATAGGTGGAGTAGTTCCTGCATCAGGAAATACATCACCAAATCCAGTTGCTGGAACAGATGGTGGCAATGGCTACTATGATTTTGCTGTAGCTGGCAAGAAAAAAGTGTTTGGTATTGATATAACAACTATATCAACTGTATATGGTGATATGAATGTAGCACGAAATGTTCACTTAGATGGCACTCAAGTTAAAATGATTGGTATCAATATGAAATATTGTGCATACAGACCATTAGTTGGTAATGGTATTAACAGAGACACTTCAGTCTACGTAGGAGTTCAAACTTTAGAGAACTCAGGGGTCGA